CTTTACTTGAGGATGATAAAATACTCGTGAAGGATTATGAAATCATATCAGAATTGACTACTTTTTCACAGAAACATAACTCATTTGAGGCAGAAGAAGGGTGTAATGATGACTTAGCAATGTGTTTAGTCATATTTGCATGGTTAGTTGCACAGGATTATTTCAAAGAAATGACAGACAATGATATACGAAAAAGGTTATATGAGGAACAAAAAAATCAAATTGAACAGGACATGGCACCATTTGGATTTATGTCAGATGGTTTAGAAGATGAAGAAGGATTTGTCAAAGATGGAGATAGATGGTATGCTGATGAGTACGGTGATCGATCCTATATGTGGGACTACATGTAATGAAATACCATCTCTACGATGAACAAGAAAGACATCAAGGCAGATTTAATTCTGTTTATGATCTTAGAAAGTTTTTATGTGACAGAAAGTACGATGTCAATTGTGATAAAGATATAGGGTGTACGTTTGACTACATAAAGTCTATTAGATGGTTCTTTGAAATAGAAGAGTAATGGAAAATCCATTCAAACATAGAAAGTTAAAGAATTTACTTGCAAAATCTTTTCCGGGTAAAAAAATTGTAATAACTGATAATAAGGATGGATCACAAACAATCAGTATTACATGATGGACTTTGATGATCAACTTGAACTAGAACATCTACTGTTTACTGAAAGAAAATGTAGAGTATGTGGTAAGATTAAAAGTTTAACGACAGATTTTTATGTGACGAGAAAAAATAGAACATTATTGTCTTCATATTCATATGAATGTAAGGAATGTACGAAGATAAGGATAAAATCAAAGAAGAAAAGTAATACTTGGCAATATCCAGATTGGTAGTTCATGCATAGTTTCCCCACTACAAACATAGGTTTTAATAAATAATTTCAGATTAATTCTGATAAACGGAGAAACAAGATGCCTTTAAATTTAGCATCTCCTGGCCTCGTTGTTAGGGAAGTTGATCTTACTATTGGTAGAGTCGATACAGCGACCACAAAGTCTGCTGGAATTGTTGCTCCTTTTCAAAAGGGCCCAGTTAACGAACCTATCACTATTGAGGACGAGCAAGGCTTAATAGATACTTTCGGTGAACCACTTGACGTAGACAAGCACTACGAATATTGGTTAACCGCATCTTCATATCTTTCATATGGGGGCATCTTAAGTGTTGTAAGATCGGACGATACTGACCTTAAAAACGCAACTGACGACGGATCGCCAGAAATAAAAATATTAAGTACGGAGGATTATAATAACAAAGGTTATGATCTGAATGCCTTATCAAACACTGTAGTAGCAGCACGTAACCCCGGATCATGGGCAAACGATTTAAAAGTTTGCATAATTGACGGTAAAGCGGATCAAATTCTAAGTGGAATAAACACAGCTGGAGTATCAAACTTCACTGCTGCTGTTAGTAACAGAACAGGTACAGTTGGTGTAACAACTAACAAAATCACTGGAATTACAACAACAAGTATTGTAGTTGGTCAAGAAATTGTAGGTGATTTAGCTGGAGTCGTTTCTGCTGGAGCAACAGTATCAAGTATTTCTGCTGCTGCAAGTGGAACTATTGTGATGAGTTTGAATAGTGTCAACACTGCTCAAGTAACAACTACATTTGATTTTGGTACAACCTCCACTTCTGCTTCACCTCTTGCTGTTGGTATGGGTGTCACCCAGACAATGGTTGGTAAAGTTATCGCTGGTGCAGGTTCAACATCTGTTGCAGACGGATTCCTTAAAGGAATGATAACTGAGATAGGAGTCGGATCAGTTAGTGTTAAAATTCTTGAGCATACAACTGCTGCTGGTGTAACAACCACACAAGATTACACACCAAACGGAATATATGCGTTCACTGCATCAGGTAGTGTAGGACTTACAACCGCAGGTCAAGCTGCAGCGCATGGAACAGGAAGTTACACAGCAAGAGCAGATTGGTTTGATACTCAATCCATCTCATTAAGTAATTCAACAATTAAGTGGAATAACTTAGCAGAAAGACCCGGAACATCTGCATATGCATCATCAAGAAGTTCAAGATTCGATGAAGTTCATGTTGTTGTTATTGATGATAAAGGTAGTGTAACAGGAAATGCTGGTACAGTTCTTGAAAAGCATGTAGGACTTTCAAAAGCATCTGATGCTGAGTTCTCTGCTGGATCACCATCTTACTGGAGGAAGTATCTGTATAACAATTCAGATAATATCTTTGGAATGGGTGCACCAGCTGGTATTACAACCACATCATTTAATTTTGGAACATTTGCAACTTCTGGAGATACTGGTTGGGATCAAGCAGCACAGGGAATTGCATTTGGTGGAACAGGAGTTACAACCTTAACACTTCAAGGTGGTAAGAACTACGGTGGAGAAACAACTCTAACAACTGCCGGAGCAATGAAAGCAAGTCTAGGTGGAATTACATCTGGTTATGACTTGTTTGAAGATAAGGATCAATTTGATATTGACTTCTTACTCATGGGTTCTGCAAACTATCCTGAATATGAAGCACAAGCAATTGCAAACAAAATTATCTCAGTTGCTGAGTTAAGAAAAGATGTTGTTGCATTCATCTCACCATATAGAGGTGCATTCTTAAATGATTCTGCTGTAGGTCAAGGAACAATTAATTCCTCTGCAGACATTACTAATAATGTAACAGGATTCTACGCACCAATTACATCTACAACATATGCTGTATTCGATAGTGGATACAAATATATGTTCGATAGATTCACAGATACTTTCAGATATGTACCATTAAATGGTGACATTGCTGGAACTTGTGCAAGAAATGACATTAACAACTTCCCTTGGTTCTCACCAGCGGGAACAGCAAGAGGTGGAATCCTCAACGCAGTCAAACTTGCATATACTCCAAACCAGACACAGAGAGACATTCTATACAGTAATAGAGTCAATCCTGTAATATTCTCACCCGGAGCAGGAATTATCCTATTCGGTGATAAGACTGGATTTGGAAAATCATCTGCATTTGATCGTATCAATGTACGTAGATTGTTTATCTTCATAGAAGAAGCAATATCTGCTGCTGCGAAAGATCAACTCTTTGAATTTAACGATGAAATCACAAGGACAAACTTTGTGAACATTGTTGAACCTTTCTTACGTGATGTTCAATCAAAGAGAGGAATCTTTGACTTCAGAGTTGTTTGTGATGAAACAAATAACACTGCTGCCATCATAGATAACAATGAGTTTATTGCAGACATATTCATCAAACCTGCAAGGTCAATTAACTTTATTGGTCTTACATTTGTTGCCACTAGAACTGGCATTTCGTTCGATGAAGTCATTGGAACTGTTTAACTAGAGGTATAAAGAAAAATGGCAACCCAATTTAACAGACCACCACTAAGAACGATCACCGACTTCAAGAGCAAGATGGCCGGTGGCGGTGCAAGACCGAATCTGTTCGAGGTGGAACTGGTCTTTCCCGATCCAATCGCGATTGAGAATGATGTAAAAGAAAAATCAAGGTTCTTGGTTAAAGCTGCTCAATTACCTGCATCAAATATCACACCTATTGAAGTTAACTTCAGAGGTAGGATATTGAAGATTGCGGGTGACAGAACCTTCGATACATGGACAGTCACCATAATTCAAGATGTTGACTTCGCAATTCGTTCCGCGTTTGAGAAGTGGATGAACTTTATAAACAAAATGGAAGATGCAACTGGAGCACAAGATCCAGCATTGTATCAACCAGATGCTTATGTTCATCAACTAGACCGTGACGGATCTACGCTCAGAACCTACAAGTTCCACGATGTGTTCCCAACAAATATCAGTGCTGTTGATCTCAGTTATGAGACCGTAGACAGTGTTGAAGAGTTTACCGTTGAATTCCAAGTTCAGTGGTGGGAAGCAATTAAAGGCATTGGAGCTAATGCCGGTGGAGAGGCAATCAACTAAGAAGTTGATTTATTTGATAAATAGTGTATAATAGATTATAAAGACGTTATACAATGCCTAAACTTTTTGGTTTCTCTATTGACGACTCAGAAAAAAAACCTGATTCGATAGTTTCCCCTGTTCCTCCTAACAACGAGGACGGGGTTGACTATTTCATACAGTCTGGTTTTTATGGACAGTATGTTGACATAGAAGGAGTATATAAAACAGAGTACGATCTGATTAAAAGATATCGTGAGATGGCCTTACATCCAGAGGCTGATGG